GGCTAAAAAAGAGAGAGCAATGTCTGTAGAAGAACAGGAAGAAAGACAATTCCCACCACAAAAAGGAGAAGTTACAGAAGCCATAACAACCAGAATAGAAAACGCTAGCCAATCTCTTCAAGCAACATATGACAAGTTCAAAGTCGAATTAAACGAGAGAAGATATAGAGGCAAAAAACTACCTAAACCAAAAGAAAGCACTCAAGAAGAAATTTTGTCGGAGAGGCTGACTAGACTCATAGACATGATGAACAGAAAGACCATACCTCCCATGGAAACTCCAATGGAAAGTTCAATAGTTTTGAAAATTAGAAAACAAATGAATTTAGAAGTAGACTTGCTTATGTCATATTCTGGAAATGATAACACAGTAAAAAGTAGGCTCAGTGCTATCCAAAGTTTGCTTTTTGATATGAGTTTCAAAGAAAGAATAGAGGCTAAAAGACAACCAAGAGAAACCAAAAAAGACCATGCAAAGAGACTAGACAAACTGAAAGAAAAATACGGTAGTAAGTTTGAAATTTTTAGAGAAGAAGCAAGGGAACTAAAAGTACCTAAAGAAACAATTAGTGAGATTGACAAAATAAACAAAGCCATAGAAAAATACATTTCTAAGATGAAAAAGGGCAATAAATCAGAGGCAAATACTATTCTTGAAGAAAAAATTTTAGGTGATTATTCTAGAACTGTAGTAGCAAACAGAATAAATTATCTAGAACGAATATCGTCAAACAGGTGGAAGTCTGAGGCCAGACGATTTAAATTTAAGAGTACTGGTAGCAATAAAGGTAAGTTTAATGAAATGGGTGGAGAACTAGCAACCGGAAAACAGAAGGAAAAAACTCCTGCCTATAGGTACACTGATTCTTACAAGGGATATGCTAAGTTAATTGACGGCGCAAATAAATTACATGGATTATTAGAAAATAAAATAGAAGATAAATCTGTTATTGATTTGATAAAAGGAAATGTTAGATTATTGAATCCTAAGCAACTTAAGAGAATTGAGGCGGCATATGGTAGAACTGTAGAAGGGGAAATAAAAACAGGTGGTGAGTATGAAGGCAATAGGCCAGTAACACCACTAGAAGCACAATTTGACAGGGAAATGTCGGCCAATGCTGAGGCAAAATTACAAAGAATACTAGAAGGCAAAAACAAGAAAGAACTTATCGAAATGGCTAAGGTAAGAAATGTAGGTCATGAAGGTACTAAAAAGGTCATAATCCAAAACATTATGCAAGGAAAGCCTCAAGAGGAAGAGCCATCTAGCGAAGATATAGAGGGGGAAGAAGAGTGACTTGGGAAACCGTTTTAAAACAGCCAGAAATTATAGAAAAAGAGAACAGTCCTATTTTGGATTCCTTGGACTCTAAGAAAACTAAGCGGCTTAAGAAAATTCTACAAACCGCTGAACCTACTGAGTACTTCGGACAAGACTTTACTAGAATGGGGGAACTCATTGATGTTCTTCGTGAACTTGATTTGGTTAAGACAGACACCAAGATGAAAAAGAAGTTCGTGAGTATTGATGAAAGAAACATTGATATGGTTGCCCTTTCCAGCAAACTACGAAAGGAATATGAAGTTCTCTACCGTCAACTTAGAGAAATTGTATATCCAAAGAAAAAGGGGGATTTAAGAAATGAGTGAAACAAGTGAAGACATGCTAATCATACTGAAAGAATTGGTCGGAAGAATAAAATCATTAGAACAGGCAGTCTACGATAAAGACAACCTTCTAATGAAATCCGGATTAGTAGTGGTTGGTGGCCCAACGCCATCTATGAATAACCATGCAGTACCAAGTTCCGACTCCATTCATAAAATGTCGTGGGGCGACATAGATAAGTTCGTAAATGGGAGAGTTTGATATGCCGGAGAAAATGACAGAAGAGGAAGCACGAATTAGCCGAGCAATTAGACTTGTTCGTAAAGCAAAAGAAATTCTTCAAGAAGAAGATAAAAACAGAATGCCTTATGATTCAGAAGAAGATAAAGAAGCGAAAGTTAAGAAACCCAAGGCAGAAAAAGATGATACTAAGATTGAGAACAACACAGGTACTCATTCCGGATATGGTCTTGCTGGAGATACTAACGACGCTTGAGTGATTCGATGGCAACCACTGGTTTGATGTTCGAGAAGGATAAGGCCCCTATCTCTAACGAAATTCTAACTCTATTTGAAGAAGTAAGGGTTGCTTATCTTTCTGCTAGAGCAGACCCAAAAGAATACGGCTCTAGATGGAGAAAGGCTATAGAAAAAATAGAAGAGGCATATGACAGTATTTCTCCTTTAGGAAAAGAAGTCAAAGAATACTTAGATGAGCGGCATATAGAAGCCGACGATGCTAGTAGTCCTAGTAGCGGCACTGCTAAAATTATTTATGAGTCTATTAAACAAATGCGATTTGATTCGGAAAATGTAAATGACCCTTTCTCTAAAAAATTAAAAGGCAAGGTATTGGAAAGCCTACTTACTGATATTGGTATTTTTATTAAATTTATTCATTATGCCATTAGGTCGGATGATGATGCTTTAGTAGAAGACGCATACACTAAATTTGAATACGAAGCAGACAAAATTACTGATGGTCTAGAAGGACTAGACTTAGCGATAGAAGATGTTCCTCTATTCATAATTGAACATTATGGTGATGATAAGGATAGTAAAAAAGTAATGCCTAAATTTAAGGCCGCTCTTGCTGAATTAGAAAAGATATTTTTAAGCAATAAAAGCGAAGAAGACTGGAAAGATTTAGTTAGAGTAGAACTAAAAAAAGCAGAAAAGTCCGAGGAAGAAAAGGCCACTTCTAACTTTATTGTTCCAAATAAGCCAATGTATCGTATCTTTGATATTGAAGATATGGAAGAACTACAAGGTTTTTCTGGCGACTATGTAGTTCAAGAAAAGTATGACGGTATGAGGATACAGATACACAAGATTGACGGAAAGGTACAAATCTTCTCATTCAACAAACAGGACATTACAGATAAGTGTGCTGAACAAGTGGCAGAACTAAACAAAAAATCATACGGAGATTGTATTCTAGATGCTGAGTTAATTCTGTTCGAGGGAGATAACTCCCTACACCGAGCAGATACTATTGCTCATGTGTTCAAAAATAAATATCCCGATGCTAAACTAAGGGCGCATGTTTTCGACATAATGAGACATGAAGAAAAGAATTTGACAGATGAAGAACTAGAAGTTAGAATAAATACTCTGTTTAATAATTACTCTTCCAAATCATCACAGTCTATAGAGTTCCCTTCTAAGAAAGATACTAGAATTGCAGATTCATTAAAGGATATAGAAGAATATGCTAAAGAGATTATGGAGATGCCTACCGCTGAGGGAGTTGTCATTAAAGATTTAACTTCTACTTACTTTATCGGAACTAAGAAAAATCCTAAGTGGGTTAAGTGGAAGAAATTTGTAGACTTAGACATGATGGTTCTAGATAAAAAGTCTACAAAATCTAACCTATTCTCTTACACTTTAGGAGCAGGTCCAGTACTAGAAGAAGATAAGAACACAGTAGAGATGGATGGAGTTCTTTATATGAATGTTGGAAAGGCCCTCAATACTAAAATTGATGTAAAGGTCGGAGAAATTATTAGAGTTAAAGTAGATGAAGTCAAAGAGTCGGATGGTAAATTTACTCTATTCTCGGCTAAGGTAATTGAAGTTCCCGAAGCCGCTACGCCCGACAAGATAGTTACTTTGGAGTTACTATCTAAAAACACAAAACCTTCCCTTAAATACAAAGTAGAGGCCCTAAAGAAAGGAATAACCATTACAGATAACATTCACGGTTCCGCTACTATTATTGCCAAGGCTATGGATGGCTTCACAGTATATGGATTTAATGAGAACAACTTAATGTCGAAGAACGCTATTGTTGATTTAGATATGTGGAAGCAACAGGCAGAAGATACTCTCAAGACATTACAAGGAACTCTTAGAGCCGCTATTGTTAATCAAATTAAGGCTAAGGGAAGAGAAAATCTAACTAAAGGGACTTTAGGGTTGAATCTGACAGAAGTACATAATTTCCTTGTTGCCAACCATCCTAGTGAATATGAAAGCGTCCTTGACAGTAATAGAGAATCATTAGGAAATTTTATTGAGAGTTCCGAACACACTAACCTTCAAAACGGAATTGCTACTATTGATGATACCGTAGTACAGAAAGAAGTAGATTCTAATTTAGGAGAATTTAAGGTCTACACTAGAAAGGACGGTAATTTAGACTTTATTATTAATTACAAGGGTGAAAATCTGTCTTGGTATATTGATTTAGATTCCGATGATGATATTTTTTCACTGTTTGGTAAAGCCACTAAGTTTCCCGCAGAAATATCTACAAACATTTCTAAAGAAAAATTAATTGATACTGGAGAAGTAGAGATTGGAGTTCAAAGACATGGTTATCATGAGTACATTCTAAATGGAAATAAGTTTGAAACTAAGATTCATTTTAGAGTAGTAGAGGATGGAGATAAACCTATGTGGATTGTTTGGACTGGATACGAACAAAAGCCAGTAGATAAAGACACAGATGAGGGTATTTGGAATATCTATGAAGACAAATATAAGGGTCTTAAATACAGAAAAGATACCGAAAATACCGAACTTATTAAATAGTGTACTTTAGACAACAAGGTTTGAACCCAATGTCTACTATCATGACTGCAATACCGGAAACTGAGTTTTCCATATTGAAGGCATCATCGGACGAATTGATGATTGGTGGCTATGCTTCCATAGAAATGGTAGACAAGCAAAACGACTTAATTACTCTAAAGGCTCTAAATGAGGCAGTTAGTAAATTCATGAAACACAACAAGTTTCGCAATGTTATGACTAACCATTCCAATGTTCAAGTTGGAGAGGTAGTCGAATCCCATCGAGATAGTAATGGAAAACTATGGAAAACACATGTAGATGATGTGGGATTCTTTGTAGTAATTAAACTACGAGATGATATTGAAAAAGCAAAGGAAATAAATCGAGGCATTCGCAAAGGGTCATTGAGGTCTTTTAGCATAGGTGGGCAAGCACTACAAAAAGTGAAGAAACACCACGATGAATTAGGGGAGTATAGTGAGATAAGCAAACTAGAACTCCACGAAGTCACAATATGTGAAAAAGGAATCAACCCCGAAGCGAGGTTCGATATATTAAAGGAGGACAAAACAATGAACAAATTGGAAAAAGCATTGGCTGAACTAGATACTCTTCTAGAAGAAGTTAATACGCTACGAAAAGAAGAAGAACCGTCAATGGAAGCAGGTGGAAAACCTCATCCTTTGGACGAGAAGATGGAAAATGAAATGATGGATACCGAAGTAGAGTCTACGGAATACATGGATGATGAAAGGAAGGCTACTACTCTCGACGGAAACGATGAGGCTAACCTTGGCGGTGCTGGAGAGTATATTGAACAAGCCGGACTTCAAGCAAAGAAGGAAGGAATGGTTTCTAAGACCTTCGCTAATGAAGAATTTAGTACTCTCAACCTAAGTGTTGCTAACATTGAAAAAGCATATCAACAGTACAGGGCAGAACAACTAGAGAAGGCAGGACTTACTTCCCTAGAACAAACCTTCGCTAAGAGATTCGCTACCGAATCTAATGACCGAGCAGACATGGTTGCTAAGTCGGAATACGACGCACAATCCGAGATTGCTCAACTTACAAGCCAGTTTGCAGACCTAAGAAAGTCGCTAGAAACTGATACTAACATTCGCAAGGCAAGCGTAGAAGCCGCTACATCGACTAAGGTTTTCTCTACACAAGAGATTGCAGATATGTCTTGGAGCGATATTCATAAGGCTGTTGGCGGAAACATTTGAGGTGAATTAAATGGGATACATTAACACGATAAGAGATTTAGAAGCGGCGACATACGGACTACCTGCCTTTGGCGGAAACTCTGTATTGAAACAAGCAGGTGCAGTTCAAGGACTACACACTGCACACGACATTGCAGATGCTGGAGCAAACGGCCTAACTGGTATTGGAACCACAACTGGTTTCTACAACCAACTATTTGGACAAAAGGTTTGGTCTATGCTAAACCGAGAAGTGAACGCTCTTGCTATGGTTAGTAAGCGGCCTTACAACTCATCCGGTTGGAGAATTCTTAAGAGCCGACCCTTTGGTGGTTCGGACTCTAAACTTGCAGTTGACATTACTGGTGATACTACTGGTAGCGGTGTTGTTGGTATTGGTGGCTCTGCGCCACACGCTGACCAAATTGGTGGTGTTCCGGAAAACGCAGGACTTTCTACTGCGGCAGATGGACTTGGCTCTATGGCCCCAACTTACGCTCAACTCTTTATGAGTCCTAAGACTATTGCACATCAGTTCGATATTTCTGAACTCGCAATGGAAATGGCTCAAATTGATGATGGACTTGGAGATATTCGTTCTATCATTCGTGAAGACATGGGTAAGGCACACGCAGAAGCACAAAACAAGATGCTCCTTATGCCTCTTGGTGCTTATGGTGAAGCGGCGGCTCTAGCAGACATTGAGCGAAACTACACTTCCTTGATGAAGGTAGTTTCAAGCCGAGCAGAACTTCTTGCTGGTGATTCTACTGTTCTTTGGACTGATGCGGCTAGCGCAACAAACAACCTTGGTAAAATCTACGGTGATGAGCGACACTCTGCCGCTTCATTCCTTGATGCAGAAGTGGACTTTAACAGTTCTTACGCCGCATCTTCGGTTCGACCACTAACTCTTACTTTGCTTAACAACATGATTCGTAACTTGCGAATTGCTGGTGGTTCTCCAAAGGTTATCTTGACTGGATACGATACTATCCAAGCAATTGCAGACCTACTACAGTCTCAAGAGCGATTCATGGACCGCAAAGAAATCATCCCTACCGTGAACGGTGTTCGTGGTATTAAGGGTGCAGAAGTCGGTTTCCGTGTGGCAACTTACTACGACATTCCTTTGATTCCAGTTAAGGATATGCCCGCTACTGCTAACGCTTCGGATACTACTGCAATTAGTGATTTGCTGTTCTTGGACACAGACCACTTGTGGCTATCGGTTCTTAAGCCTACTCAATACTTTGAAGATGGTGTTTCTAATGGGAACCCATTCGGTGTTGGTCGTCTTGGCAACCAAGCACTCTACCGAACTATTGCAGAGATTGGCTGTTCCTTCTTTAAGGGACAAGGCAAGATTACCAATGTGGCTTGAGGTGGTAAAGTGACAAACGCTGTTACTTTAATCGCTGACCATAAAGGTATAGCAAAGCCATTCGTTGTGGGACACCAATATGTCTCACTAGCGAGTGTTGCTATTTCGTCTTACCGAACAGGCTCTCCTGCTACTGCGGCTAACCAAACCCTTGCGGCGGCTGATGCTGACCCCGATACTATAACAAGAGCGGCTGGTAATTTTATTACTGACGGATTTGTTGTGGGTGACTACGGAACTTTGTCGGACTCAACTACTGCCAATGATAAGGTCGCTTTTAAAATTGCTACCATAACGGCTACTGTTCTAACTGCTGACCCTGTTGGTACTTCCGGAACGCTTGCGGCTGATAGCGGAGGCAATGAAGAATTTACCCATGCTGGTGAAAAACTTCTAGCGGCTGACTTTGGATTGGCTACCTTCACACAAGTTGAGGTTTCAAACCCATCTATGCTAAACTTCAATTACACTGTGGGAGCCATCAGTTCGGACGGTACATTCTGCTATCTTTACTGTACTAAACTAGGCTCTGTTTTAACGGACGGCGTAGTTGCTTTGGCAGAAAATGTAGGGGCTGTTACAGTTCGTGCAACAGGACTTCTTTGAGGTGTTTGTTTGGCAACCATCCGTTTAAGTGAGTCTTGTACGGTTCCAACCATGAGGCTACGAAACGGGGCAGAAGGTTTTATGGAAGTAACGAAGGTCGAAGATGTTAAAATCTCGGCCTTCGTTGCTTCACATTACATTGGTGGTAAGAACTGTACGGTTGAATTTACTTCCGAGGATAGAGAAGATATTGAAAATCTACCTAGTCGAGAAAAGGCTATGTTGTCAAAATATCTTAGACTACCTCAAGAAGCACTTGCTAACGCACTAGCCCCCCTACCTCCTAAGAAAACTGTTCCGGAAAAGTTGAAGGCGACTGCTAAAAAAGCAACCGCCAAGAAGTCTGTTTCTAAAAAGACAACAAAGAAGACAGAGAAAGAAGAATAGTTCCGCAACCTTCAATAAGAAGTTGTGGCTAGCCTTAGACATAAAAGGTGAGATTATGGCAGATACAAGCAGAAGCAGTGGGGTGTTGGGCGCAAGCGCAATTATCTCTAAAAACCAATGTAGACTTAAGAGTATTCACGCTAATTTAGTGATTGTTGGTAATGCGGCTGTGACCGTCAAGGTATTCGACGGACAGGACAATAGCGGTACTGAAATTGCTAGAATTCACAATACAACTACAGGCCAATACAACCTAGAATATGACATGCATGGTGTTCTATGCACTGGTGGTATATTCTTGGAGATTGCAGAAGCCAGTTCTTCCACTGCACACATTTCAGTGGAATTTAATTGAGGTGAGTACTTGCCAGCACTAAATCACGACACTCGTTTGATTATGACTATCCTATTCGTAGGTACGGTTAGCGGAGCAAATGTTTTCTTTTATGCTAAGTTC